TAGTTTAATGTATCCATTGATCGAGCGTAAATGGTACAATTTTTTCCATCCAAAGTACCGGATAAAGTTGTTCGATCATTGATGGTTCAAAATTGACGGTTTTTGCAAGACCTTTGTTTAAGAGTATTATATCCTTTAGAATTTTTGCAATAGTCTCATTGTCCCTATTCGGGTCGTCAATCGTTGCAAAAAGAAGGTTCTTTTTTCCAGAAAGATTTTGCATATTTGGGTCTCCCAACTGGTCGACCTCATCCTCTAAACTAGAATCACCTTCACTGTCGAGCTTAACGTTCTGCATCTTAGTCAGGGTGTATCCTAATATTGCTCTGGAGTTTTCTCGATATCGCCAGATTTCATGTTCTTCCTGTCCTATAATATTTAATGCTATAAAAATCTCGTTTTCCATGTGAATTTTAGGGTTTACGTGGAACAATTTAACTCCTTCCAATAAATCTAACTGAAGGTTCATATAATCAAAAAGAATATTTATGAAAACGAAATTAGCATTTCTTAAAATTTCAGTAGTGCCATCGTCTGGTTGATAAAGAGTTTTTAAGTTTTGACGAATCTCTTCAAGGTGATTTCCATCAGTGATCGGTTTAAATCTCTCAGTAAAAATCATGCCGTTTACTGCTAAATTATTTAGGTTGAGTATGTGGAACAAAACTTCTTCAAAGTGATCGATATTTTCGTCATCAAGCTCTTGCTTATATTTTTGTCCAGCGGCGAGCAGCACATAATTGAAGTATTCTGCGTCTAAATACGTTCCCTTAGTAATCCATAGAGGATCCAATATGAATTCTTTCTTCATCATTTACCTAGACTCTTTATATTATATATTCTACTATTGAGTCCATCCAAGTTTACTGATTGCTCCTGAAATAAATAAAACAAAGAATATTTTTCGTAATGGCGCAGACCACTGTAAAGCTGCTAATTGACTCTGAAAGAAATTCGATCACCTTTAGCAAAAACTTTCGAATTTTTTCAACACAAGATCCGGTTCCTGGCATAACTGAATTTACTGAGTTTGTTGAAGACGTTATTTACTCTACCACAAGTTCGATAGATCTTAATAACCTTACTCGATCATTTAGATATTCTAGAAATAAACTGGATTGGTCGCTATGGTATGAGATCGAACCTGGCAATATTGGTGATGCGGCAAATATCTTTTTAAGCAAAGACGAGTGCTATTATTTTGAGGTAAAGTATGAATATGATGATGGAACCTATACTGAATTGGACTCAACGATTCAGATAAACGAAATCAAACTGAGATTTAAACAAGCGTCTACTACTCCAAATACGTTTACTCCTATCACAATGTGCTCCGATGAAAAGTGCACGTCAATTATCGCCAATCGGGATCCTAGCTTTAGACCATATGAAGTGGATAGCGCAATCGGCATGTATAGAGAGCTGAGCTTTTTTACAAATCAACTATATGGTCATCAGGTCGTTTATTTCAGGACTCTTCCTGAAGGAGACAGCGGTGACTACATATTTAAAGAGTGGACGTTATATAAAAATGTCGATCGTCAGTGTATAAAGGTAGCAGTTCCAAAGAATGCTTTTCCTAGCAATATGCCAAAATACGCCGAATTTGGTTTAGACTTTCAGGTTCCATTTGAAGTGCACGTAGATCATCGATATTTTCAATCGATCTTTGGCTGTAACTCTGAACCTAGAAAAAGGGACTTTTTATATTTTCCTCTCCTAAATCGGATGTTTGAGATTCAAGGCTCGTATCTGCATCGAGGGTTTATGATGGCCCCGACCTTTTGGAAAATACAACTTAAGAAATACAATCCAAATATCGATATGTTGCTTAAGGACGAATCTAGAACATTCTTAGACAATGTGATAATGAGTTCTGAAGACCTGTTTAGCGGTGAAGTTGAAAAGGATATCCAGGATGCGACTATGCCGACTCAATATTCAACAATTTCAAGAACCTTTGACCCAAGTCGTAGATCATTGCATCCAGATGTCTCATTAAAGCCTTTAAAATTTACTTTTAATTTTGCAAGTCTTATTGATAATTACTATGATTTAAGCAATATTCCACTTAGCACGTTATCGTATGAATTAACAGCAGGTTCGCCTATTCTCTCGACCAGCATGACCCTTGAAAATCTTCCAAGCCTTGAGGAAAATTCTATTGCTACAAATAACGTAGTATTGGCATATCAAGGCAGCGGTCTTTACACCGCTTGGAGAAATAATGCAGTATTGACCAATGATCAAAACTATAAATCTACTTCTACTAGATTTGTTAGAGTTCGTGGACCGTTTGATACTATTCCAGACAGTATTGGTCAATCTGAGTCCGGCCGATACATTAGAATTGAGGCATATCGGGATCTTAGCTTTAAAGATCAAAGGGATATCTTAGTCGACACTGTTGGCGCGACAGATTTTGTAAGATTTAAGTCAAAGGAAACGGCGATAGTCTATAATGCAAATCCTAAGTTTAATACTAGTGATTCGCAAAATCTTTCATTTACTTGTCTATTTAATGTTCCTCAAAGAAATTCTACTCTAAGTTTTATTGATGGCTTTGATAATGAAAGCCAGGAGGGTATAAAAATAACTGGTTCTTTTGTAAAATACTTTAGCTCTGAACCTGAGGGAGATCTTAGCGTAACCGTCCAAGTAAATTCGCAAATCAAATCATATACAATAGCAAACTTCAAAAGCGGAGACTGGCATGCACTAGTCATTTCAGTATCTAATGAATTTAAACAGATTGGAGCATATGTATATGAAATTGTTAAGGATCTGAGCGATGAGCATAATTACAATGACTTTAAGCCCATCTTAAATAGCATTGCATCGTTGACTGCCGCCTCATTTGATTTGACTCAACAATATAGACTTCCATCGTCAGATATATTAATCACAAATCTTAGGGTCTTTAATACAATGATTAAGGATGAACAACATGATTTTATCCTAAGTCAGCAATTCATTAAAGATGAATCTATGCTGCTTTTGATAGATAATTGTAGACCCCAAATCAATCTTCCATATATTGCAAAAAACAGATAATCAATGCAGAATACGACTCATGAAAATATTAGAAACGAAAACGTTCAAGACATATTCCTTAGAAACGCAACGCTATCGTTATTAGATTTACTAAATCGACAAGTCATAATTGATCTTAAACGGGGAGATAGGGTCGAAAAGCATGAAGTACCTTTTTTCTATAATTTCAGTTCAGATGAAGGCTTCATGAAAGACTTTTTTATGGAATTACCGACTGATTGTAAATATCCAAACTTTGCTGAAGGTAATTATGATATTTTACCTAGAGGAATAGTCACATTAAACTCATTTGCGATTAAACCTGGAGACATAACTAATAAATTTGTAAGAGGTTCATATACTCAAGAGGTACGGGATATTAATGATCAAAAAAGAATGAAAGCTTTTTCATCAAGGCTTTTTGTGTTGCCGATGGTCCTAAAGTATAGCGTTAAAATTGAGAGCGATAATCTAAATAAAACCTTTAAGATTCTTGAAAAGATGTTTGATTTTTATTACAAAAATCAAGTAAGATATTTCCAATTTAGGGGAATTAGGATCCCAGCTCAAATTACATTCCCAGATAATGGAGAGTTTCAAAAGAAATACGATTTTACATATGCTGATAATCAGAATGTGGCGATTCCTTTAAATCTCGATATGGAGACATATTTTCCTAGCTTTGATGATCATTCTACTTTTTACAAAGGTAACACAATTCATCAATTTAATCTTAGAGAAAGTCAGGCAGATTCTGGCGCAAGGATTAGCGACTCATGGGTGGATCCAGATTATCCGCCGGCTGAATAAATAAAAGTATATGGAGACCCGAATAAAAAGCTTTACTCAATTTATCGATGACTCAATTGTCATATCTGAGCACTTGAAATATCATGCCTCGCATGATCTTTCTATCACCGAGTCGGTATTTAGGCCTGGAAGTGAAGCTCATATAAACCTGTTGAAGGAAGCTCGAGGTCTCCACAAAATTAAAGCAATCCTGCTTTCTGAGCATGATGCTCAGTTATTCGATACGACTGAATTGGGCGAAACCGGCTATTTTGAAGGCAAGGTCGTCCCTCTCGATCTTCCTTTAGAAATTAGCGAAATCAATGAAGCTAAATATAAAGGGCGTGAAGTAAAGTTAAACAGGCCAACCAGGGGTGGCTCAAAAAAATACGTAGTATACGTTAAGAACCCAAAGACCGGAAAAGTCAATAAGATTCAATTTGGAGATCCTGGACTTAGTGCAAAGGTGTCTAACCCTAAGGCTAGAAAGAGCTTTGCAGCACGTCACAGATGTTCTGAAAAGAATGATAAGACCAAAGCCGGTTATTGGGCATGTCGCATAAATCGATATGCTCATCTATGGGGAGGAAAAACGTATCCTGGATTCTGGTAATATGGTTTACACAGACACAATAACTGACGACCTACATATTAGGACCTTTTCAAAGGATATCGATCCGATTGAGTTAAAATGGCATAGGGACTCAGAAACTAGGATAATAAAAGCTGTTCACGAGACTGATTGGAAGATCCAGCTTGAAAATAGGCTGCCAATTTCAATGAATGATCCAGTTATCATTAAACTTGGAGTATGGCATCGACTCATCATGGGAACAGGTGATCTTGAATTACAAATAGTAAAAATCTACAATGAAGATTAACGAAAGAATCGAGAAGATCGGAGGAAAATATGTAGTATTGCCCAAAAGGGGTAAAAAGAAATTAGGTACTCATGATACTTATAAAGAAGCTCTCGCTCAACTTAGAGCGATCGAGATATCTAAGGCAAAGAATGAGTCTCAGGTGCTCACCTATGATCAATTCATATTAGAAAAGAAAAGCAATCATCCCCAAGGTTATAAAGCACCAGAAGGATCCAGAAGGGATGCAGAGCTAGATAGAGCTGCTAAACTATACCGAGAAGGCAAGACCGATGAGGCTGCAAAGATTCGCAGAGAAATGGAGGAAAGGGCTAGAAAAAAATCTAACTGGAAAAACACTCCACGAAAGGATTCAAAGGCTGCAAATGAAAGTCGACTCAACGAAGCAAAAAAGAAAGGCGGCTGTAACCTAAGCAAAGAGACTGAGGCCAAAATTAGAGCCGTTGCCAAAAAGAAGGGTTATACATTCGGAAGTCTTAAATCAGAATACTGTAAAGGATTGGGAGCGTATGTTTCTTCTGGATCTAGACCAGGAATGACCGCTCATCAATGGGCGATGGCTAGAGTAAATGCAGCAAGTCCAAGTAAGAGTTGGGCAAACGTAAAAAAGTCAAAAGGTAAGTAATGCTCCTAAACGTAAGACAAGACGGATTCATATTTCAATTTCCTCCTACATTTTTTCATGAGAGTATAGTTGAAAAGTACAAAAAGTATTATCAAAGTCTTGTGCTTCCATATGATACGATTGGGGAATTTATGGCGTCGACTATCCAGACCATCAATTTTCCAGGCTGGAACATGGATCCTGTGACACAGACTCGATTACTCGGTAAAAAGCAAGACTTTAAGAATGCCACACAAGTGGTCGATACCTTTCAGAGAAATTTTGAGATCACATTTAAACTGACTGATGCCTACTTAAACTACTTTATATTTTTAGAAAATAGTTTAAGATTCCTTGATTTCACAAATAAAGAGCAGACCTTTGATCCAATGCGACTTTCTCTGCTTGATAATCAAGGATATTTAGTCGCCTCAATCATCTTTAAGCGACCCATTCTTTCTAGTCAAGATGGATTCAAGTTGTCGTATAGCGCAAATACTCCTCAGTTCAAGGTGTTCACCGCAAAGTTCGTCTACTTTGATTTTGATATTGAACTAGATTTCGATTAATAAATCTTTTCAAGAATCGCAGTATATGTGCCGATTGAATTTCCAGGATCAGCCGCGCTCCATTGAGCAGTAATGTCCAGAGTATTCGATGCAGTCGTATCGAAATTAGTATTGTCTCTAACACGGCTCGTATAATATTCATACGAAGAGCCGTCTGTTCTAGTAAATCCAAAGTCGGCAGTCATGATTATTTCAGCTACGCCGGCTGCACCCAAAGCTCTTATTGTAAAAATCGCCTCGTACTCCCAAATCCTACTGCTTAGTGATGGTAATGTTATAGAAAGCGTGACAGTACTCGCTGTTCCTGGGGTAAGATCGACATCCAGTGTCACTCCATTATTTGAGGTTATTATACCCTTCATAATAAGTCTAAATGAATCACCGACGCTAAATTGGTTTGCACCAACGGTTACCGAGCCAACTGAGCTTGCAGTATTGAGAAGAGTAGTTTCAGTTGTCGTATTGACAATATCTGCAGTGTCTGCGATTTGTGAATATATTCCACCGGTGCCTAATTGCTTAACAGTCGATTTAGCTACCTCTACATGTCTACCGTCTGAATCGACTCCTAGAAAATACGCAGGATCGGCATCTACAAAAGTTCCGCTTCCATACCCGTGAGCTCGAATCAAACCGCCTTGTTTAATCAAAAATTGAATATCGGCTGCAGCGCCTGCATCAAGTGGGTCCTCTCCTAAAGCAAAAACAAATCCTCCGGTTCCGCCAGGGTCTCCACCGGCAACTGCAACCGTGTCATAAAACAAAATAGGCGACGATACTGAGTCCTCACTACTTACAGCAGTTCTAAAAACTCCTCCGCTTTCTTCATAAGATATAGAAAGCCCTCTAACCGCTTTTTGCGAAATGTTATTGTTAAGTGCTGCACTGGTAAAAGGGGTACCTATCGTAAGTGGCGCAGTTGAAAGAACAACTCCATCGCTTCCCTGGCTTACTCCAGGAAGACGATATACTGCACTACCATTAAAAACATAAGCATCTAAAATAATATTAGATAAACCATTAGCATCACTCGGTGTAATCCAAATATCTCCATCGTTTTGAATTCTAAGGGATCCATCACCGAATGAGTTGTGCCAGAGTCTACCGTTTTCTAACGTTGAGCTATCTCTGAAAAATCTGATTTGGCTTCCACCTATCGCATTTAAGTAGCCATGCGATATATCTAAAAATACATTCACTTGACCTGTACCTGCGCCGCTTGCAGTATTACATGCAGCGGTCTGTGGAATTCTATGTGCTCCTAGTGCAATCTTTCCTCCGCCGACATGTGTTGCATCACCATCATAGATGTTCAAATTGTTACCATCCATATTTAAGGTACGGTTACTGGTAAGCGTTCCATCAATCTCATATATGTTTTGGTCCACAAAAAATGAACTGATCTGCGCTGATTCCCAAGAGACACCATTGAAGACCAGAACATCATTAAGTTGTGGGCCAGGGCTTGTAAAATCAACATCGCTTAAGTCTTCAATTGACATTGATTCAAGATCTGAGGTAATCGTCACATCTGCTCTAGAACTACCCACATTATCTGAAATATCAATCGTGATACCTGGGCCTGCAATAAAATTGATCTTGCCTCGAGTAGCAACTAGCGAGCCTTCCTCCAATATCTCAATACTGCCGGTTGCTCCTACGAAATTTGCCTCTAGGGTATTTGCAATATCGTTATATGTCCAAGTAATTGTTGCCGTGTCTTGTAAAAGAACGTTTCCTAAAAAATCGGCAACAAGTTCATTATCGTAGTATTTGTTAGTCGAGCCTTCACTAAGGTCATCGGTATCGAATGGGCCTAGTGAAACGATCGGAGTCAGCGTATTTACTCCGCCTCCGACATACACCCAAGTTATCGGATTTGTTGGATCTGATCCGGTTATTCCTGGATTAATTAAAGTGTTTCCAATAAAATCGCTTACATATTGATCGTCATAATAAAGATTAGTAACTCCCTCACTAAGATCATCGGTGTCGAATGCAGCTAGCGAAATTGTAGGAGTAAGCGTGTTTGCTCCATCGTTATATGCCCAGCTAATACCCGTTCCGTTTTGAATCAGGGCACTAACTCGATCATCAACACGTTCGTTTGTAAAATATAAATTGACGCCTTCTGCCAAATTTGTAGTTGAGAATGGAGCAAGAGAAACGTCTCCCCGAACAGTATTTGCTCCAAGAACTGTCCATGAAATACCGGTTCCATCTAAGATACTAATTGTCGTCAATACTTCAATCGATGCAGGATCGGCAAATACAGTATTTCCAGCACCGTCGGTCGTTAGGATGAATCCAGGAGAGCCGTCTGCTGTCGGTAAAGTATATTCACCGTCAATTGTTATGGTCTCTGAGGTGAGCGCTCCATATACTTTTAAATCGCTATATGCTGCTTTATTTGACATTTCGTATTAGTTTTTTATCCAATTAAAGTGATTGATCCCGTGAGTCCAACTGTCGTCGTTATCTGTACGTTATCATCATCAACAAATTCAAGGTCAAGATCGATAACTGTGTTTCCTTCTCTAGCGTTAAAGGTCAAATCCCTTGTTCCTAAGTTATGATTAATGGTTAACGGTACGCCAGCCGTCGTTGTGAAAGACTGCGTATACTTAGTAAATGTTGAACCGGAACAGTTTGCGGCAAGTATAATTACTTTTACATTGGCTAATGTTTGTGAAAGAGTAATATCAACCGCGTTTGCTGTATAGTTATCAATGAATCCTATAACAAGCTCATTAGTTACAGTATTAATTAGTTGCACTAAAATATTCGTAGAATTCAAGTTGTGTGTGACAGTTACTGTAACATTTTCAGTAAATGATTGAACCCATACAAATGAACACGATGTGGCTCCTCCACTGGTTGTTTCGGGTTGCCAACTTGCATTTCCATTTGCATCGCTTTTAAGAACATAACCCGATGACTGATTACCGTCTACAAATTGAATCGATCCAGAATCAGTATTATCCCCAATTATTACTTTTCCTGCTAATTTGAATTTTGCATCGTTTCCTATCTTTCTCCATATATGATTTGTCAATATGTCAAATGTGTCTCCATTTTCGTCAGTATAATAAACGGTTTGTGATGAAGATTCATATTGATTTTCATAACCAGGAGGACCGATCCATATAAATCCTTGATTTACTCCAGGTATAGGAGGAAGCGGCGGACTTGTTTGAAGCTCGCTTAACGTTAAATAGTTCTGACCCAGTCCAGTAAGACTTACCCAGCCTTTACCTTGAAGATATCCTATAAAGTCTTCACCAAATTCAGGTCTAGTATTTTGGATCCCAGTATAAATTATTTCACCCGGAACTCCGATCGTTGGCCAGTCGTTAAAATCAGTCAACCTCAGACGTTTAGTCTCAGCGACCTTTACCAATAATTCTTGACCTTCTGCTCGACCTAATGAATCAATGGTAAATGTAGGTATGCCGTCTAACTTTAAACTAAGAGTATCTGAAATATCAACAAAGTCGAATGATCCTCGAGCTAAAGAAAAGGAGTTGGCAGTTTCATTATAATTGATCTTAGTTAAAAATTCCAATACTCCGCTGGAAAGACTATTAAAATTCAAATTAGTAACATCAATTATCGATATTAGGCTAGCATTAGTAAGTCGTCTAACTTCTTGTAGCTTTTGATAGACCGCCATTAAGAATTCAGTTATTTTTATTATTTATTAGCCAAATATCAATGATTCTGATCATTATAGCTTTTTAATGATAGTGGTATTTTTGTCAATTGTTGAATCTATAGAAAACCTTCCATTATATACTAAACACTCAGAAAGATCAGCATTGATCAGCTTATCTTCGGAATTATCCAAAAAGCTTGCTTTTATCGAATTACCTTTTCCTAAATAATTACAGTCAAGTATTTTAGAGTTTTTGATAGAATTATTTGAGAAGACAGTTGATTCAGCCAGCTTAGATCGATTAATCATGCAGCCATCAAATAGACAATTTTTTGCATCTATTTCAAGCTCACAGTCATAAAATTCAATCGATTCTGCCAATATCGAACGGGACACTTTAGCATTTTTAATCTGCAACGCCTTACGGTTAGTGTCATAATTAATGATTGCTTCTGAGATGCCTCCACCAACAATTAGTTTAAAAATCTTTTCACGAATAATCGGATAATTTGATTCGATCAAAAACTGATCTCCTCTAAGATCAACGTATAATTCAATCTCTGGAAACCTACTTTTGAATCCCAAATATGTTCTAGTCGAATTAACAGCAGTTTTATATTCTTCAACGATACGTTCAATCTTTCTTTTTTCTTCAATCGAATATGAATAATTATCCTTAAGAGTATTATAGAGATGTTCAATCACATAATTAATAGTTTCAATCGATTCCTTTTTTCGTTTGACGTAATCTTTACCTCTAATATAACTTATCACCAGGTTATCTCTTCCAATTTCAGAAAAATCATTTGCAAAAAATTCCGATTCAGGAAAAGAAAATTCGTTGGGACTCATACGTTCAACCAGCCTATTGGTGACGACAGTATTGTATAAGTCTCGAGGTTGAATAAATCTTAATTGATTTTGAGCGACGGCTGAATTTTCCTTAAGATCTGACGGCCACATTTTTAGAATACGACTTTCGTCAATCCCAAGAAGATACTTAAATTTATTTAGCTCATGAAGGCTAGCTGATAATTCCAATGCATCTGAATCTAATTTAATCTTGGTGCTGACTTTACAACGATCTGTCGTATAGCCGATTGCTTCTATCAAATTAAAGACTTTAAGAAACATGTGAACTGCCTCATGGTATGGCATAAATCCAGTGGACAAACTAATCTCTTTATATCCATGAGAATAAATTGGAGCAATCTTGAATGTTTCAAATGTAGGTTCAAAGGAAGTATCCGGTTTTTTAAACCACTTGACCCTTTTTCCAAGAGCCCTAGAAAATTTACCAGCCGTTTTTCTTTTATCTAATGGTGTGTAAAATTCAAATACAAAGGCTAAGCTCGATGCATCATAAATTTCCTTATCTGCTAATGATTTAAACATTGCCTCTCTTTTATCTTATTTATACGAAAAAAGGAGACACAAATAGTGTCTCCTTAGTTTAGTGGACCCGATGGGAGTCGAACCCATGTCCAGCCAGCTTCATCACTAAGTCTTTTACAGCATATCCAGTTGTTTGACTCTGGCAAACCCTTTGCTTTAAAGTTTTTGTACTGACATTTTAGCGTTGGTCAGCGAACCTACCACTAGAGTCGATCTTAATGGGTATTGGATTTCTCCTCAAGGTTTCTCGTGGTTTCCATAGAGGTACTACAAACCCTTTTTCCCTCAATTGCTTCCTTTAACACCTTACCTATCTACAAGCATACTTAATAGTATGGTGTGCGTTGGTACCTAACTCTTAGGCTGCCATCGCAAGTTTAGTGTTGCCACTTAAACATTTGATGTAGGTCATCACCCTTGCTGAACTTAATGAGTCTTTCTAGTTGTCAAATCCAGTCAGGCCCATTCTTGTATTATATATACTAGTGATCAATAAGTTTTAAAAGGCGATAACTGGTTTCGATTGATATAAATAATCTAAATAAATGACACCAAATGGCAGGAACTGTCGATAATTTTAAGATATTCAATCGCCTTAGTTTTTATGTTGAAGATCTGTTGAGCCAAACTATCAATTATCTTTCGAGTAAATTCAATCAAAATCGAGTAATATTTACCGCCGCTTCTCCGTTTGGTCAATTGTTATTAGTTGTTGAGAACCTAACTCAGCTTATTTTTTATTACATCGAAGACTCAATAACTGAACTTAATATAAACGAGGCAACTCGAATAACTTCAGTATACTCGCTAGCCAGTCTTGCCGGTCACAATCCAAGCAGATCAGTATCATCGATTGGGGAGATCAGCCTTTCAACCAAGCCAGAGGCCGTTGACTCACCAATAGATTTTGTAATTATCCCAAATCAAAGTCGAGTTAGGTGTATAAACAATGGACTTATCTACATTTTAGATCTTCCTCAGGATGAAGTTAGATTCCAGTACAATGGGCAGACAAACGGTTTAAGACTATCGGTTAGACAAGGAACAATTGAAACACAAACCGTTGTTGCTAGAGGAATATCTCTTGATAGCTTTTCAATAGGCGCTCCTCAAAACTTTTTTATTGATAACTTCTATGTGAATGCTTATGTAAACGGAGAAAAATGGAAAAAGTATGAATCAATACTCGATATGCCTCGTGGAGAAAACGCGTTCTTAGCAAAGACCGGGGTCACCAGTGGACTTGATATTTACTTTGGAAACAGAAATTTCGGCCGAATTCCAAATAAAGGTTCGGAGATTCAAATAGAATATCTTGTTACTGAGGGCGCAAATGGAAATATTAGAACCAATGATCCGTCTAGGATTAAGTTTGAATTTGTTGACACCGGCTTTAGCATATTGGGAGATGAAATAGACCTAAACGAATACATACAGATCACCACAACGCATCCACCGTTCTTTGGAGCAAATGCAGAAGATTCAAACTTAACCAGATTAATTGCACCAAGAATGTCAAAAAGTTTTGCGCTTGTTAACGAAGACCACTATGAGTCTCTCCTTAGAAAACTAAAGCTTTTTTCAATAATCAAAGTCTATTTGGACGAACTCGATAATCGAATATTAAATCTTTTCTTGGTTCCAGATATTCGTAAAACCTTCAATACTGGTCAAGATTATTTTAACGCTCCTTTGGAGAGATTTATCATGACTGATTATCAAAAAAATGAGCTATTAAGATACATTGAAAAATCTGGATCCAAGCTCATATCAACGGACGTTACTATCGTTGATCCTCTTCCAAAAAGCTATGTGCTAAACATAACTTTAATTGTGTTTGATGATGTCGATACTGAGATAATTAAGCGAGACGTATTAAATAGCTTAGGAACGTTCTTTATCGAAAATACTCGACGTACGCGCATTCCAAAGAGCGATTTAATCAAGATAATAGAAGAAGTCAATGGTGTAGATTCAGTATCAGTCTATATTATTTCAAAAGAAAATGAAATATCTAAAATTTCAAATCCAGACGCAGCGACTATTGGATTGGACGAGTTTAACGATATTATCATAAAGGAAAGAGAGCTTCCATTAATACGTGGAGGATTCACAGATCGATACGGTAACGTCTATTCTACTGGACTATCTGACGAGGGACTAGGTTCAGTAAACATCCAAATTAAATCAATTGTCCCTAGACCAAAAAATTAAATAAAATGGTTAAAGACAGCATATACCGACCAATCTATGAAAGAAAAGAAAAGCGGTTACACTTGGGATTTGATTATAAAGACCAGATCTTAAAAAAGAGTCTTTCATCCCAAATGTTTGAGGTAAACGAAACGTTTGATACTTTTCTAACAAATATCAATGCTATTGTTTATGAATGGGTAGAGACAGTTAAACAGATAAAGATATTTGCAAACCCGGCCCACGATAAGTACGATAGAAAATTAAATTAATATATGGATAAGGAGAAAAGAAGACATCTTAGGGATGAAATCTCTGCCATGCTCAATTCAATAGGCGAGGATAATCAGACAGGTTTTATAGTTGACGATGAAATAGCTGAAGCAACAAAAGCCGATCACCCATATGACTTTGAGGAGATGAGCACACAGTTCACAAAAAAAGCTAGAGAAATCACTGATTCTCTATTCAAAAATTTTGTGGATCTTGGAATATTTGAGAAAAACGATTATGCTAAGCATAAAAAAGAACTTGATACAATTAATATTTCCAATCTGTTTTTTCAATTAAAAACACTAAAGATAACTATCATGAAGGTGATGGAGGAAATTGCATCAGGAAATACACATCCTCGTTTATTAGAGGTAATGGGACAGTTGCAAGATAAGATGGCGTCCATCACAAAAACACAAGCAAATTACATTCTTTTTTTAGAGGATACTTATCGTACCTTAAATCGTGAAGTGCCAATTAATGGTGACTCAACTGCTCTCAACTCAAGCAAAGAAGAGGGTCAGTTTTTTGTGACGGTCGGTACCAAGAACATGATAAAAAGCTTGCCTGACCACGATCCAAATGTAGTTGAGATTAAAACCGGCGAACTGGTCGATCCTAGTAAAAAAATAGATCTGATGAAGGATCGAAACATTGAGATCGAAGAAGATGAGTCGGATGACTTTATCGATCTTACTGAAATAATCTAATTTTACTAATGCGAGATATAATGTCATCCAGAGGAGCATTTTCGTCTAGAAAGATATCGAACATTAATGAAGACGATGGGATAAGCAGCTCCATTTGGACAACTGAAAAGATCAATAAACTTCTTGAAGAAATTGAGAATGGGCTAGATATTAAAGGGCTGCATAACTCTCCATTCAAAGACAATGACGTCAATCTAAAAAGACCCAACCTGCCATTCGAATATACTCCAGAGGAATGGGACGAACTTAAAAAGTGTAAAGCTGATGTTTTGTACTTTGCATATAATTACTGCTTTATTCAGACCGGTGAAGGCGTCAAGTTGATCAAAGATATTGGAGGACTTCGTGATTTTCAAGAACAAATTCTTTCATCATTCAAAAATAATAAGCTAAATATTTTAATGGCAAGCAGACAGACCGGTAAATCAGTGACGTCTGCAATTTTTATTCTATGGTTTCTACTATTTCACTCTGAAAAGACTGCTCTAATCGTTGCAGATAACTTTACTACAACTCGAGAGTTATTAGATAAGTTTAGGATCTCACTTGACAATCTTCCCTTCTTTATGAAGCCTGGGATCAAGCATATCAATACAGGTAACGTTAAGTTTGATAATGATAGTCGTGCCGTCGGTCGAACCACGACCAAGAAGTCAGGTATCGGTCTTACTGTTAATTTGCTCTACATCGATGAGTTTGCCCATATTGATGAGGCCAAACTTGATGAATTCTATAGAGCAATCTTTCCAACGATCACAGCTGACCCAAATTCAAAAGCGATTATCACGTCCACACCAAACGGTCGTAATAAATTCTATGATATTTGGGTGGATGCTATTTCTGGAGTCAGCGATTATGTCCCATTAAGAGTGGATTGGTGGCAGGTTGCCGGCCGGGACGAAGAATGGAAGCAAAAAGCAATTGCCAATATCGGATCAGTAGAAGATTTTAATCAAGAATATGGATTACAATTTTTCTCGTCGGATCAGCTTTTGCTAGGCTCAAATGAATTGAAGAGACTTTATAATATAAAGGTCGATTATCACAATACGAAATTTGCTCTATCTGAGGACTGGGCTCACATTAATGATTATTTAA